GATGATAAAAGAGTTTTTAAATCTTCTCTCAAATCATCTTTTGTAAGACAAATGCTTATTTGACCATTTTTACGATTGCACGTTCCATCTGTGTCACACAATCCCATTAGAAGTTGCCACCTATCTTCTGCTGATGCAAGAAAATAACTATCCGGTATTCGTTTATTACCCACAACCCCCAATAGTCTTAACTTCTTAATGAAGTTTCCTCGTATGCCATAACATATTGCTCTACCACTATTTTGATTTCCTCTTATAGTAATTCCATATCTTGAGAAAGCATTGGATATTGAATCATCCATAGTAGTAATCTCAGCCTTGTAAGAAGAACCATCGCCAAGCCAACAACCAAATAAATATGGCTCTATTAGCAAATCAGAACTTGACAATAGAGGATGACACATAGGAATATGCCATCGCTTGTGATTATCTGTCTCATAAAGATTGTCAACAAGTTCCTTCGTTTTTACTATTTCGCCCTTATATTCTTGTTTGGGATGTCGCATCCTTTTAGTTGCAAACCACAAATGCTCACCACACGTTATCAAACTAGACTTATCTGTAAACTCAACCTTATACGCATCTGTTTTTCCTTGTGGAAATACACCAAGCACCTTTGTTGGTTTTCCATCGCTTCCAAACAGATAATCGCCTACTACTATTTCAGACGCTTTCTTGAAACCTTTTGTGGTAAGCATTAAAGTGTCTACGTCTATCGCTTTTCCGTATCGAGGGGCGATATTTATTATGAGCTTTCTGTTCTCACCTCTGATAACCTTATCCAGCGCAGCGCATATTAACCTATGATGCTCGCCAATGATATACTTCGTATTATTCATATAGGCGAACATCATCTTGGTAAACTGCAATGTACCCGACAATAACAGTTGCTTGTGCGCTAGTATCTCCTTATCAGAGACCATTTATCCTTTTCAGCTCATTTATATCGTCTTCCGATAATCTCGGAAACTTGAATTCCTCTCCGTCCTTACCAACAATCTGATTGACCTGTGTATCGGCAATACCATTGAGTCGTGCCACAAGACTTGAGTCGAACTGACGAATCATAGCACCATCCAACTGCTGGGCACATACCACATTTTCTATGGCAAGGATAACATCGGAGAATCCTCTACGAGTTATGTTGTTCCTCTTAAAGTCTTTCCACCTTGAGAAGATACCTGCATAAGCGCAAAAGCCATGCAAGGTATAGGCTCTGTTCATCACCCTCACCTGTTGACGAAGTTCATTTTTCTTATTCGCCTTATCCTGCTTGCCGTTGAACTCGTTTATGCTATTAGATGCAGTCTTGACCTGCCAAGGGTTCTCATCCACCCAATTACAATATCCGACAAACAGTTCCCATAATTGCGCAGGCTTGGCAAACTTATGTGGCTTGCCCGGCTTGCGCATTACATTAATCAGTCTGTTCTCTTCCATAGTTACTTCTTGAATGTGTATTCCTTACCACACTTGGAACAGGTATGTGTGATATATTCGGTAGGTTTTACCGACATCGAATTATCAATATCACCCAACTGAACTTTGAATATCCTATCCCTTTCCTCCGTTGATACAACGTGACGTTCCGGCTCAGTATTTTTCGGAGTGAGCTTGACAGGCTCGTTGAATCCCATCATCCTTGAGATATCCTCGTCAAAACAGAACTGCATAGACTGCGGTGAAGGAAGATAGGACAGTTCCTTCTTGAGCTTGCTCTCGTTCCAACTAGCAAACCCACTTGTCTTATTATCAGCGATACGATACTGCTTGACCTGTTCCTCCGTCAGATTATCCACAGAGATACAAGGCACTTTCTCTATACCCAAGTCAACGCAAGCGCGATACAGGCCGTTACCTGCGACTATGTTCTTGTTCTTGTCAATGATAATCGGCTGTTGCAGTCCGAACTCCTGTATGGAGTGCTTGAGCATATCAATCACAACGTCAGTCTCGTGAGAGTCATCACAGGGCATTATCTGCCCTATGGGGACTTCAATTATGTTCTTCTGAATCTCTATATCCATATCACTCGATTTCTATTGTTTCGGCATTACCGCAATAAGGGCAGATGACGTTCATGAACTTCGTTCCGTCCTCGCGTGTGATGACCTTGAATATGTCCATTTCCTGCTCACTCTCTTCATCAGTGGCCTGTTCCTCATCCGAATCATCGAAGTGGTCCTGAAAACCGCCTGTCAAGTCCTCAGATGAAACGTCAGTACCATAGTCCTGTGCCTGTTGCTGGAACTGACCATAGGTGAAGTTTATCATAGAGTTGATATCCTCGAAGAAGAACGACTGCATTTCCTCCGGGATATCCATCGCTTTCAGTTCCTCTATAAGTTTTGCCTCATCAAACGATGACTTCTCAGCCAACTTGTTATCAGCGATTCTGAACATCTTGGCCTTCTCGTCACTCATATCAGACACAACCACCGGGACATGCTGAATACCCAACTGATAGGCGGCTATGTATCTGGTATGACCTGCTATAATCGTATAGGTCTTATCGACTATGATAGGCTTGATGAAACCGAACTTCTTGATACTCTCCATTACGGGTTTCACCGCATTTGAGTTATCCCTAGGATTGTTGTAGTAGGGATAAATGTCACTCAGTTTTACACTTTCAATTTCCATCTTTCTTGTTTTCAAGTTCTGAAATAGTAACCACCTTCTCTATGCTCTGAGAATACTTGTAGTTCTTGAATATCTTGGAGAATCCTGTGATATGCATCAGTTTCACGAACTCCTTCTGTTCCATACCCAATGCATTACATATCTCCCTCTCACTCTTTCCGTCTCTGAGCATAGTGAACAGGATATTCACCATTCCATCAACGGTGTGACTGCCTCTCGCCCTGTTGTGTCTTACAGTCGAAGCCATCCTCTGGTTTATGTCCTTATCCAAGACCACGATAGGCAACATTCCATGACACCTCTCATTGATGTCAGCGTACTTCCTTATGACGAGGTGTCTGTGGAATCCGTCAATGATGACGTACTTCTGAATCGACTCATCCCAAATAGTTACGATAGGCTGTGTATAGCCATCCTCCTTCACAGACACATAAAGGAGATTCATTTCCTTCGCTGCAACGTGATTGGGGTTATAGTTATTGGCTATTACCATATCCATAGGCACCCATATCACATTGTCAACAGGATTTTCTTTCTCGGGAGAAAGGTCGTGAATGAATGTCTTCAACTCATTCAGAAACTCCAGCTTGTTTGGAGCCTTCTCCAATTCCTTTTTTAGCTCTTGCTTTAACTTTTCGTTCATATTTCTTCCAATCTGCTACTAATGATATCGTTGAGTTCTGTAGTTTGGTCATGCCATAGTCTTCGGCAAGGATGCAGTTTATTGTTGAGCATCCGATAATTCGCTCGGCCTTCTCCATTAGCTCTTTGTCACCTTCAAACCTGCCTACCCACTTTTTCCTTGAGGTCTGATATGATTTAATCATCTTATCGCAATTCTTCTTCTGCTCAATCATATTCTCGGCGCAATAGATGACATATTCCTCCCAGCTGGCGAAATAAGGAGGCAGCTTGCCTACGTATCCGCGAAGCATATTATAGCTCTGAACAGTAGTGTTCACGTTTTCTATCCTTCTTAGGGCTGCATCATAGAAACCAGGAGCTATCTCCTTTATCTCCCTCAAACTCTGTATTGAATTCTCGTGAATAAACGAGGATACTCGGCTCGCTTGTAAAGTCTTCTTCGTGAAGTAATAATTATACAGTTGACAGAACGGGAGACGATTGGAAAATATGTAATACCAAACATCGTACACATTCCAATCATATATGGGATAAAAGACCAATCCCTTACCCTTTCCATACTGAGAACCGCTATTCTTACCCCAAGTGATTTCCTTATAGCACCTGTGTGTCAGAAGCGCCAAACGCCTTACGGGAGACTCATCTATATGCAATCCGCCTATGCATACATACTCATCACCAAACAGTTTTCTCTGAAACGCATCAAGCACTTTCCCGAACTCGCTAATAGTGTCAGGCTCTACGTCATGAAGTGAGTCCGGCTCTTTCTCTCTAGCCCACTTCTCGCCAGGTCCCCAAACATTGAACCAATCGCCTTTTGATGCGTTCCACTCCTTAAAGTAAGACTGCACCCAATACGGCTCGACCCAAGGCAGATGCATGGTCTGACGAACATAGTCCACAACCTGCGGGGCTTCAAGCTCCTGGTCAAGAAAGAACACGGGTATCTTTTTAATCCCTCTCTCATCCATTATCTCCTTAACAAGATAAAGAATGGCAGTAGAGTCCTTACCGCCTGAGAACCCGACAACTATCTTTCTGTCGGGGAATTCGTCAAATAGATACCTTATCCTGTCTTTGGCGGCCTCATAAACATTTTGTTTTCCGTAAAATATCATATATATCTTTCCACTTTAGTTGTTCCTTTGTATTCTTTCTTTACTGTAAATCCTTCTGCCAAGTACTTAGGCAACGAATATTTAGTGCAATACGCAAATTCCCTTTCGTGGGGTATCATGCTAATCAATCCTGCCCTTACCTTGCTCAATTCTCCATATATGCCCTTACATCTATATTCCTTCCTCACAACGTCTGAAAGAAGTTCAACTGAACGCCCCTTCAACCTGTATGCAACACAGCCAACTATTACATCGCCTTCAAATGCTCCGATATACTCCGTGTCGGGATGATATATAAATCCGCAGTATTTGGCATCCTTGCCCTTTAAGACCTTAACCTCATCGTATGTAGCCTTTCTTATGGTCATTTCATAAAGAAATTATCAGTCCTTTTACTGCTTCTCCTTGGGTCTATAAGAGACTTGCAGACAGCATGATTTACAAGGTGGGGAAACCACTGAACATACTTAAGCTTTCTCTCCTTCATCCAATCAGCCATAAGCAGGTCATATCCCGTTGGGTCAGTTTTCTTTCTTTCCCACACCTTGTAGTATTCAGCAATAGCAGGGCCGAAACCTGCTGGTATATACACACACACATTGCCAATAAACTTGGAGCCCGTTTGCATATATGGCTTTCTGACATCATAATCACCCTTTCTCAAAGAAAAGAAGTTGATTATTAAATCAGGATAGTGAGATACCGCCTCTTCAATTCTTTCACAGAAATTATTGCATAGTATAGCATCATCTTCCAACTGAATTGCCGGCTCGCTTGTCATTGACATCGCATTGAGAAAATTGCCCATTGCATCATGGTTGTAATCGGTTACAACCTTCAAATTAGGAATCGCGGCTTTCATTTCTGATAAGTCGCGACCTCCAAAACTGGTAGTCCTTACTATATACTCCATTAGAATAAGCTTGCTTGTTCGTACTTCGGTCTCGGCGTCATCCACTCAACGGGTTTGCTAGAGACGGTTATATAATTCTTATGATTGTACATTACACATTCCGGGAACAACGCTTTAAGCTCTTCCTTTGTGTGAACGAAACTATGCGTTCCTCTCAAAGACTCTGGGTAATAATCATCCTTGAAGAACATCAAGAAATAATCCTGCTTGCTCTTTGCCAACAGTTTCAGATACGGCTCCATTAAATATGATGCAGTTCCGAACAGAGCAATCACGACCTTATCCCCTTCCGACCACTTGGAATGTGTCTCTTCAAATGCCTTTGTCGAGCAACACTTATAATACCCTATCACATTCTTTCTGAACCTCTCTATTGCCTTGCGACTCGGGTCTATTCCATAATACCTGTCCGGGGAAATCTTCGTTGACTTGACAAACTCTCCGTTTCCTAGACCTATCTCAAAGACAGGCTTATCAAAGTTTCTGATTATCGTCTCACACGTTGCCTCGTGTTCCGACTCTGAATAATATCTCTCCAACGGCCACTCAAACGTATCGAACTCATCAAACAGCTTTTGTCGGTTCATGACCTTTGTCACTTCCAACGGATTGCCCATTGTCCAATACTTATAGCCGTCTAAATATAAATATTGATGCCATGTATTCGCCCAACGCTCTTTTATCCCAAATCGCCTCTGCGCATTAAAGAACTCCACAAACTCACTATCAAGAAGTTCACACTTATATCTAGCTATATACTCATGAGGTATATCAAGATATGTTCTAGCCCACGTCCATTTGCACTTGGATATAAGCTCTCTTATCCTATCTTCTCCTTCAAATACCATATTTATACATTTTTCGCTCTTGCAAATATACAAAATTTTGCCCAAAAAGACAAATTATTTACGTTGTCAATCAACGACTTATGCACTTGTCATTTACACCTAATCGCTCAAATTGGATGCAACTGACAAGCACAAAGGTATCATTTATTTTGTTCAACAAATAATTTTGATTAATAATAATTCGCATTTAACTCTTATTTAACATTTCACTCTTCCTCAAGCTATCGGCATGACGGATTTTCTGCATATTTGCATTTACCAAGCTAATTATGCTGTCGTGAAATGCCGAAGGCTGGTTGCAGTGCCCTCTCGATTGGACTATCTTGAACGAGTTGAGATTGACCTCCACAGTATCAATCCGCTTGTTAGCAGAAACTTTAAGAAACTGCATCGAATTTTAGGTCTCGCTACGTTTCTTATTCTTCACTATGCCGAGCTTTCTCGCTCGGTTATAAATGCTCATCGTTGTAACTCCCAATCGCCCGGCTATCTTCTCTACGGGCCATTTGGCATAGTTGTGTTTTATGAACGCATCCTCTTCTGGAGTAAACCAATGATTCCTGTTAATCTCTGCCTTCCGGCTAAGTTTGTAAATGGTATAGTAGTTTCTTCCCAACGCCTTCGCTATATCGCCTATGGACATATCCAACAAGTGGACTTTTACAAACTCCAATTCTTCTTTAGTCAATGCTTTTCCTTTCGCCATAATCTACAATCGTTTTATATTTCTCATATATTTTCTTAACTTCCTTGTCAACCTCTATCAGTTCCCTCGTGCGCCGGACCATATAAATCACAGTCGTGCGGTCACGCCCTAAGTATCTTCCTGCCTGTGTAGTTGAACAACCAATACCAATCAAAGTATCATATATCATACCTCGTATCACAGGCAAGGGAAATCTGCGACTGTTCATCAGTTCCTCCCTCTCAAGTCCAAACACGCACAAGACACAATCAATTAGTGCTTCTGCCTTCTCATTCATACCACTCATGTTACCTGCAATACCTCTCCACACTTGCGATAGTATCATGTATAGCCCCGCCATGAGAAAATAGTGCTATTCGCTCAACTCCAAAGCCTCTATTTTTACCCATTGTGTTGCTGTGGTAGCCGAAAGTTATCACTATTCCATTTGGTTTCAGTATTCTTGGTAGTTCATCTTTGAGTTGGCGAAACGGAGAAGCCTTAATCCCTTTGTACATTTCCATACTTTTACGATAAGCATAAGGCGGGTCTAACAATACCGTATCAAACCTTTCACCGTCCCATTCTTTTACAAATTGTAGTGCATCTTTTTGGTAGTCTGCCAACGCTTCATCATCCAAATCATTGCGTATTTCGTCAATGTTTAACTTCGTCCTACCAGCAAATAGATTCAATGTTTTTCCCTCGCACGTCTTTTCAGTCCATTCTCTGATAGGTTTGATACTAAATGTCCATCTACTTAATGGGCATTTGATGTAATCGAACAACGGCACAGCAGGTAACACAGTATATAGTGCATTGCTGTCCGTTCTTTTATCAACTTTTGTCATAATTTTATATTTTACTTACTACAAAACCTTTTTATCCCAATTATCCTTAAGATACTGCTTCCAACAATCCTCAAACCCCTTAGCCCTGCCTGCCACATTTCCAATGGCATAGCCAACTACGGCGAAGAAAATGAATCCAAGACCTATGATTACCCACATATCAACAACATCCTTTAAATAGTTTTATTTTATTATGTCATTGGCTAAGAAATAGCTCATCTCGCTGTTATTGTATAAGTTATTTCGCTTGTATAGGTTTTATACTCTTTATCAAAGTACGCTCCATGACTATTGTATGTTACATTGAACTTCTGCCTACCACCTCGACCACCTATTATTAAATCAGTAGGAGACTCTTGTAAGTCAACTGGTATAAATGTGTAGGTTGGATTCGGGCTTACGGGGTCAGCTGTTATTGTAACATCGTCTAATTCAAGTGATGTTCCCGAAACTTGTACTGCAAAACCACCAGAACTAAATACTTCTAAGTGTTCCTCTTGTATTGAAGTAACTTCCGTTTCATATTTTTCTGCTGAATCGTAAATTAAATCAACCGTTTTCTGTAATGGGTTAACCGTTATTGTTTGAATCGGTCTTAAAATAATGTTTAATGTAACATTATCTTGTGCTTGTATGCTAAAAAGCATAACGCAAAAAAGTGTAATTGTGAATAATCTTTTCATTCTATAAATATTTTTTATTTCTGTCTATTTTTAAGTGAAACATCTTGTCCTCTCTGATAATACGCACCTTTTATAAATCCGTCTGTGAACGCAGGTTTGCACACCTGCTCACAAACTACTGGGTCTAACTCTCCGTAAGGGCACATACGGCAAATACGCCTCTTGTTCACCGCCCGGTTAGCGGCCATTGTAACTCTCCTTGACGATTTCATAACATT